TGCCTAGAAGAGAGGGTGGTAGAGGAACTGAAATTACAACATTACCTGGTGGACAGAATCTTGGTGAGATTACTGATATCAACTATTTTCAAAAGAAATTATATAGATCATTGAATGTTCCAGAAACTAGAATTGCTGGTGGAGATGCAGGTTTTTCATTAGGAAGATCATCTGAAATCCTAAGAGATGAAGTTAAATTTAGTAAGTTTGTTGGTAGAATGAGAAAGAGATTTACACATCTCTTTAGTGATATCTTAAGAACACAATTACTTTTAAAAAATGTTTGTACTCCTGAGGATTGGGAGATTATGAATGATCATATCCAATATGATTTCTTATATGATAATCACTTTGCTGAACTCAAAGATTCTGAACTTTTACAAGAAAGATTGAATCTTGCTAGTGCTGCTGAACCTTATGTTGGTAAATACTACTCTGCAGATTATATAAGAAGAAAAGTTCTTAGACAAACTGATCAGGAAATCATAGATCAAGATAAACAAATTAAAAAAG